GTCTTACCAGACCTACCTTTTATAGTAGAGATCACATTTAATTTCGTAAGAGTTTGTAATGTTCTGTGAATTGTGGTCCTAGATAACTTAGTATCTTTCTCAATAGTTGAGTGCCTTAATCCTGCTCTATAATCGTTAGATTTCCAACAATATTTCATCAACGATAGATAAACCGACAGACAATTAGCCTTTTTAGACCCCCCAACCTTATCTAAATGGTGATAAAGTATGTATGTAAGCTGTAAAAATCCTCTAGTTTTAATCAATTTTAACCTCAACTGTGGCGATGGTATCATTGTGCTGACTACCATGTGCAACAAGCACAATTTTTATTATTTCAAATCCATATTTTTTGCCAATTCCATTAGTATTCCAACCAAATGAAATTACCTTGCCACCAGGTTTTATAATTCTTGAAATTTCTTTTCTACAATTAGACCAATAACTATTATTCATTGGATAGTTAAAAGCTAAACCATTATTAGAATACATTTCTTTTAATTGTCTTTGAGAATAAGGTGGATCAAAAACTAAATTGTTTACAGATAAATTATCTATTGTTTTAAGATATTCAATAGCATCTTGTTTATATGGGTATGGAAATGGATCTATATAATCTTTATTTAATTCTTTATTTATTAACTCTTTAAATGGTTTTATATTAAATGTTCTATGCGTAGGCATATTCCAATATCTTTCAAATTTTATCATATTTACATATCTTTTTATGGTTCTCTTGGAGGTCTAGCAAGATAGATAGCCATTGGTTCTCGTTCATAACCTCAAACTCTGTCTGAGAGCCTGTTATACGCTTGATCCTAAAAGTTAGGGTATCATGTGTCAGTTTTTTATAAAACACTAAAAATACAGGTATGTTTAAGCGTTTACCGACTATGTTTGCAAGGGTTGTAGCCTTATATTTCTGACCTTTATCATAACAAGTCTCAAGGACCGCCAAAGGTTCATAACATTTAGGACAACACTCAATAGAATCTATATCAATCATAGCAATACCATCGTATTTTCTATGCCAATCGTTATAGCTGCCATTTGAAAAGGCATAAGTCCAACGTGCCATTATTTTTTTTCTTTCAATAGTTTTATTTCGTAATCTTTAAATTCTATTTCTTTCTCTAAAGCTAAGATTATGTCTGCTTGTTTTTTTATATACTTCTTTGCTCGTTTTAATTCTTGCTTACAATCAGTTTCATCAAAGATACCTTCGTAGGTCATTTTAATACTTCTATTTTTTTAACTACTGATCTTGGATATACTGTAGTGTTGCCAACTGTTAATGTTCCATCATCGTCAAAACTATGCGATGCAAATATGATAAGTTTCTTCTGGTCCTTATATAATAAATAACCTGTATCTTCACAAAAAGAATAGACTTGTTGTTTTGCTTTTTCTAAAGTTGTCCAATCGCTAGATGATACAATATCTTGCCAAATAATTTTTACTCTTTTGTATGGAAACTTATTTGCTTTCTTCATATTCCCACCATGCTTCATACAAATCTTGTAAAGTTACTTTACCTTTAGTTACTTCTAAAATTTTTTTAACCATGTTTGGTTTAGGAAATCTTTTTTCTTTAGACTC